GTTCTTGCTGGTGATCTCGTCCGTGATAAGCGGGTTGCTGTGCAGGAGGCCAAGCCTTTGTTGCATCGCAACAGGAGAAGTGCCTGCACCGGTACGGTAGTGGGTAGGGTGACCCCATATAGATGCAGCACCTTCCAGCGCCAGTGATTTGCCAGTACCCGAGTCGGTCGAGGCGCAGTGAACAGTCAGGCCGTGTAGCCCTGTGAAGCGCATCAACGGTGAGCCAGCACCCACAAGGATGATGGCCAAGTGATCCCACAGTTTCCTGCGCACCAGCAGGTCGATGAACCTGCGCCAGTTCTCCAGTGTTCCGGCAGGCTTGGAGTTCATTGTGATGTTCTCAAGGCCGGGCATGGGCACTTCAATGGTTTCTCTATTCGGAGAGTAAATCTTTCCGCCCCACACAAAGGTGTCGTTGGGTTGCCAGCCGCAGTGGTCTGGCACCTCGATGGGCTTCTTCTCACTGCTCATCTTCTCGACACAGGCACGCACGTAGTCATACAAGTTCTTGTCGTTGCCCGAGCCAAAGGTAGCCAAGACGTTCTGCTGAGCCAGCGCCTTGACTGTCTCGTCCTTGCTGACCACGGCCTTCTGCGGGAACGATACAGGCTGCACCTTGTAGTCACGTACAGCCAACATATGCACAAGATGTTCACCGTTATGGCTCAAGATATCCACAGGGAACATGTCGTAGGGCAACAGCATGATCTGCCGTTTGGTGACTTGACCGTTAGCGTCTGTGTCTTCCTTCTCCATGAACACGCCACCACGCACGCCGTAGGCGTAGCCACGTGGCGGTTCAGGCCGCACAATTTTCTGCTCGCTGTTCTCGACCTCGATGGTGGTCTCGGCTGTGGTCACCGCCGTCTCACGCCCAAGCGCCAGTGGGTTGGTGATCTTGCCCCGATGTGGACACCCGTCACAGATGCCGGGGTTCTCTGAGTCAAACTTCACGCAGGGGTACGGGCCTTTGATCTCGGCCAGCTTCTGGTGCATACGCTCATGGGGGTAGGGGTGCAAGTCAGACAGCCACACTGCCGCCTTCTCACCATCCTCGCACTTCTGCGCAATGCTCAGCCACCCACGCCACAACGGTTCCATACCATCTTCGGTTGCGTTCTCAACGTAGTACCTGAGTTGTTCACAGCCCACGCCATCCTTGGTCTTCTTGTAGATGTGCTTGAACTTTGTGACGCTGTTCTCAAACAGCTTGACTGTTGTCGCTGACAACGCAGTCTCAGGGCGCTTGCCCGGCAACGCTAGGTCAGTCTTACCCTTGGGGGGCAGTGGTGGTGGGGCGTTCTTGAGTTGGCTCTCGATATGGTTGGCCAAGTCATGGAAGTCGAACGTGTCGCCTTCAGCTAGTATGCGCACTCGGCGCGGCGTAGCGTACTTGGCCTTGTTGTTGAACGTCTCAGGGATGCGTAGCACTCGTGCGGCATCTGCGGTCACCGTCATGTCGATGCTCAAGGCTTCTTGCTTACACAGGCGCTTGAAGTTCTCGGCAACAGGCTTCCACTCATCAACAGCCACATCTTCTGTGAACGGCCAGTAGCAGTGCAGTCCACCACCTGAATTCACAATGTAGGGGTTGCCTAACAGGTCGATGCCAGTCTTGGCAAGAAACCCATCCAACGCAAGGGCAGCAGCCTTCTTGGTCTCATACCCATCCATGTCAATGAACAACGACCGGATGTACCGTGCGTTGTCTGCTGTTCGCTTACCCGAGTTCTCAAAGGTGGACAACGCAAAATAGGTGTCCTTGTTCTGCGTGACCCACTTACCTACTGTTGGTTCTATCTCCTCAATCTTTTGAACAAACGTGTGTTCTTTCTTTTTTGTAGTTAGCTCTGCCGCGCAGTACAACCCGTTATCCGGAGACGGCAAAACCACCGCTAGAAATTCAAGCGGAGTCATGGGAATCCTTTGGGTTAGATGAACAGGTCGAGTTGCTTTTCGTCTTTGACGGGGTAAGCGTGGTCGGTTGCTACCGCAGTGAAGCGGCGCAGTATTTCATGTTGCCATTCAATAGGAGCGCCGAAGTCTTTGTTGTCCATGTACATGGCGAAGTAGCGGATGAGTTCCGCGTTGCTTAAGGTACGAGGTTGTAGTGATGACATATTTTTCTCCATGCGTCGTCCGCTGAATGTGCTGATCTGAGAATTGTGAGAAGCGTCTCAACTCGGTGTTCATACGCTGGGAAGATGTCGCCACCTTCAAACCAGTTGTAGACCGTCTGTCGGGACACGCCCAAAGCTTTTGAGATGCGAACAACTGAGAAGTTGTGATGCGCCGCCCATCGTCCAAGCTGGTTGCCTGAAGTCTTGGGAGCACGCATGATCGCGTCGATTGTTTTTTGTGAGTAGGCCATAGTGCGGGGGCCGAAGCCCCCTCCTCCTAGTTATTCATCATCCCAGTCAGACACGATGTCAGCGAGCTTGCCTTTCTTGGCAGGCACGGCAGACGGCTTCGCGGCATCTTTCCGAACTTCGGGTTCGTCTTCAGCATCGACCACAGGCTTTGCTTTCTTGGCGGCTGGCTTAGCAGGTGCTTCCTCCTCTGCGAGCAACTCACCCATAGGGCGTGTGCCAGCAAGAGACATCTTGGGAGCGTTGGGTTTCACGCCATCGCTCTGAGCCACGGTCATAACAACCGCACGTTGTGCGTCAGCACTCTCAGCTTGCTCCTTGATGACCTCGTACTCGTCGTCCGTCAACCAGCGCACAGGCTTGAAGAACAGCTTGGGAGACTCGGCCTTGGTATCAAAGCGCATCTCTGTCACGATCTGCTCGGGGTTAACAGGAGGGTTCTGCACCGCCAAGTAGCGTGCATAGGCTTGCAACGGACGCTTGTCACCTTCTTCCTTACCGAACACCGAAGTGGCAGGCAAGGTCAACTGCATCACATCCCCTGATGGGTTGTTGGCCAACACTACAGCCAAGCGCTGTTGGTAGCGGCAAGCACGGCTATTACCTTGACCTGAGCCAGCCACGTTCTTGGGGCAACTCATGCAAGTTTCAGCCTGCTTGTTCTGAGAAGAAGCATCGGGGCGTTCGCCGTCATTGCTCCAGCAGTCAGGGCCAGTGATGTTGTCGGCATCGTACTGGGCGGCGTAGAAGATACGGCTGACCTTGGGGGCAGCTTTCACAATGATGACTTCCAAATGGCGGTCATCAATAGCGGCAACTTCCTTACCACCAGCTACCAGACGGAACACGCCGCCTTTAATAGAGATGCGTTTGGTGTTGGATACGCCGCCACCGGTCAGGGCTTTGGCTGTTTCGGACAGTTCGTTATTACGAGCGAATGCAGGTACGTTTGCGGACGAAAAAAGCGTTATGTTTGACATATAAAACTCACTTGGTTGGTTTGGTGATACGAATTTCGAACTCAGAGACTGAGTTCAACCCCGGTGGTACTACCCCCGGGTTCTCTTCAAGAAACTGTGCCATGTTGGTCTGAGCAACGCGCTTCTCCAGCAAGTCAACTGCGCTGTGCTCAAGGATGAAATCCTTGAACGACGACCAGTCGTTTGTGTTGTAGCGTGTCTTCAGCATCATGGACACAGTCCCAAAGGGACTCTTAACAGATGTGACACCCAGTGCCTTCATCTGATCTTTAATGGCGAATTTGATTTCGTCTTGTTGGCCTTTGAGTACTTCCAACTTTGTGTCGTACTCTTGGGTCATGGTGTCGATTTCCATTTTTATCTTACGGTAAATCTTCACGAGTTTGTCGAGTGGAATGTTGGTGTCTTCCATTACTTCTCCTGTTTTATTGTTTGTCTAAGGTTGGACAGTTTACACGTTTGCGTTTGTTTTGCAACTCCTTTCATGAATTTATTTCTATCTCGAACATTTGGGTAAGAAGTGAGTTATCACTTACCTTGCCCTCCAATGCTTTGAACATCTTTCGCTCAATCGGCGAGCCTTGGATGTGGATGACAGTCACCTTGTCGGAGTTCTGTCCCTTGCGGTCAGCCCGTGCAATGCACTGGATGTACTGCTCCACGCTCATCAGTGGGCCAAAGAAAACCACCGTATCTGCCGCAGTCAACGTGATGCCGTGCGCTGTAGCCTGCGGTTGCATTACCAATACGCGAGGGTCTGGCTCATGCTGGAAGCGGTGGATGATGTCGGCACGTTTACTGGGTGTGATACCGCCGTGGATGCACTCGTTGCTGATGTTCTTCTTGGTCAGGTGCGTCTGTATGGTGTCGATGCTTGACCTGAACAGCGCAAAGATGATGACCTTGCGTGTAGTCTCATCCAAGATTTCTTCCAGCACACCAAGGCGTGGGGCGGCATCGAACTCAACCACTTCCTTCTCGTCGGTGTACACAGCGCCACAACTGATCTGCAACAGCTTACTCACACCAGCGGCAGCATTGACTGCGCTGATTGTTTCGCCTGCGGCTTGCACCAGCATCCTGTCTTTGAGCAGGTTGTAGTACTTGGCTTGCTGTGGTGTGAGAGGAACCTCGCGTGTGGTGGTCAGCACTGGGGGCAAGTCAAGGCACTGCGCCTTACTGAACCTGATCGCTGGTTGCAGCGCCTCATGCACTAGCTCAGCAGCGTTGTGCTTTGCCGCCCACTTGTACAAGGTGACCTTGTTCATCACCTTGTCGCGCCACGATGTGTAGAAGTTGGGTACGCCCTCGGGGTTGACGATCTTGGCCAAGCCGTAGGCATCTGCCGGCGACTGCGATGCAGGTGTGCCGGTCATCATCCATACGTGGGTCTTGGGT